ATGTCAAAAGACGGAACGTATAGAGGCGGACGAAGAGTCAGAGCCGGTGATAAACCTAATTCTTTAGTAGATAAAATAGCATCGGGAAGGTCAGCACGAATTTTTGAAACGCTGGATTTAAAAGATGAGCCTTCATTCGAACTAGATAGTTCTGACTTTTTAGATCCAGAGGATTTGGAAGGCGAAAAGATGGAAGACCACTGGGAGCAGATAAGAACCTCCACCCATCACGAAAATCAAAGATTTTCTATGGGTACCCAGGAAACTTTGTTGCTTCGCAATAAAATATTTGAAGAAACGTGGCTGTGGCTTAAAAAACGAAAGTGTAACCAATTTATAAATCCAAGACTCGTTGAAAGCTACTTCCAGGCTTTTGCTCGATACGTTCAATGCGAAGAGGCAATAAGTAAGTTCGGATTTTTAGGAAAGCATCCAACCACTGGAGCTGCGATTGCTAATCCGTTTGTGCAAATGAGCGCTTTATTCCAAAAGCAGGCAAACATCATATGGTATGAAATTTTTGATATTGTAAAACAAAACTGTACAACAAGTTTTACCGATACACCACAACAAAACAACGCAATGGAGCTACTCCTGACAGCAAGGAGAAAACGATGATAATAGACGTGACATGGTTCTTGACGGCGATTTCGCTTTCGGGGACCATTTTAAATATACGAAAAAATATATGTTGTTTTTACGTTTGGCTGATTGGAGATATTCCGTGGTGTATTTTTGATTTTAGCGCTGGGACATACGGAAGGAGCGTCCTTGACTTCGTACAAGTAATCCTTGCGGTTTGCGGGATAATCTCTTGGAAAAAAGATAAAAGTTGAATAAAGCGAGAATCAGAGTTAATATGGCACTAACAACAAAATTGAGAGGACAAAGATACATGAATCAAAAAACGCAGCTTGTAATTTTTAGAGCACAGGATGGCAACGTTAAATTGAATGTGAATATTGATAAAGGCACAGTATGGCTTTCATTAGAGCAGATGTCTGAGCTTTTTGAAAGAGACAAATCTACAATTTCAAGGCATATAAAAAATGTGTTTAAAGATGGGGAATTATCGGAAAGTTCAACTGTTGCAAAATTTGCAACAGTTCAAATTGAAGGAAATCGAAATGTTGAAAGATTTATCGAAAACTATAATCTAGATGTAATAATATCAGTCGGATATAGAGTAAAATCGCAGCGAGGCGTAGAATTTCGCAAATGGGCAAACGGAGTTTTAAAAGATTACATACTAAAAGGCTATGCAGTAAATAATAATCGTATAAACGAATTAGGAGAAATAGTGCGAATTATGAAACGTGCAGAAAGTACGCTCGATAGTAAGCAAATTTTAAATGTAATTGAAAAATACACTTTAGCACTTGATCTTCTTGATGATTATGACCATCAAAAAATAGAAAAACCAAGCGGTAGTGTAGCGACCTATGTTTTAACCTATGATGAATGCAGGAACATGATTTCAAGTATGAAATTCGCAAGCGAAAGCGACTTATTCGGAAATGAAAAAGATGACTCTTTTAAATCCAGTATTAATGCGATTTATCAGACATTTGGAGGTGAAGAGGTTTATCCTTCGCTTGAAGAAAAAGCTGCAAATTTGCTGTATATGATAACAAAAAATCATTCTTTTTCTGATGGAAACAAAAGAATCGCAGCAGCATTGTTTCTTTATTTCCTTGATAAAAACGGAGTACTATTTGAAAATGATAAAAAGATAATTGATGATTATGCTTTGGTGGCAATTACAATAATGGTAGCGCAGTCAAAACCTTCAGAAAAAGATACAATGATAAAACTCATAATGAATTTTTTAAGCTAAACAATAGAATATGCAACTGATAAAATCTCAAGGTGCTATCCTTATGGGCGGCACCTTTTCACATTCGGAATTTAAAAAAGAGGTGACAAGTGTGCAGATAGAAAAAATTCATATCTCAAAATTGAATCCGGCAAAATACAATCCGAGAAAAGACCTAAAGCCAGGCGACATTGAGTATGAAAAACTTAAGCGAAGCATAAATGAATTCGGCTGCGTCGAGCCCGTAATCTGGAACAAGAGGACCGGAAACATTGTGGGAGGACATCAGAGGTACAAAATTCTAAAAAACATGGGACTTTCTGAAGTAGAATGTGTAGTTTTAGACATTGACGAAGTAAAAGAAAAAGCACTCAACGTAGCGCTAAACAAAATAGGCGGCGAATTTGACATCCCACTTTTAACCGATTTACTTAAAGATTTAAGCGACAGCGATTTCGATGCTACGCTTACAGGATTTGATTTAGCCGAAATTGATGAGCTCTTTTCAAAAGCTGATGACAAAGAAGGAAAAGACGATGACTATGACGTAACAAAGGCTCTCCAAAAGGCTACGTTTGTGAATCGAGGTGATGTGTGGCTTCTTGGAAAACACAGAATGCTCTGCGGGGATGCGACCAATCCTGAAGACGTAGCAATTTTAATGGACGGTAAAAAAGCAAATCTAATCCTTACGGATCCGCCGTATAACGTGGATTTTAAAAGTGCCAGCGGACTAAAAATTAAAAATGATAAGCAGGACAGCGAGAATTTTTATAATTTCTTGTTGTCTTCTTTTAAAAATATGGCACAGCACTTGGCAGACGGCGGCTCGGCATACATTTTTCATGCAGACACCGAAGGACTTAATTTCAGAAAAGCGTTTATTGATGCTGGCTTCCATTTGAGTGGTGTATGTATATGGGAGAAGAACTCGTTTGTTATGGGCAGGTCTCCATATCAGTGGGGACACGAGCCTATACTTTACGGATGGCTTAAAACCGGTAAACATAAGTGGTACGCAGGACGAGCTGAGTCTACAATCTGGCGGTACGATAAATCGAAGAAAAATGCTGACCATCCAACCATGAAGCCGATACCGCTTCTTTGCTACCCGATAAGAAATTCCTCCGCAGTTAATAGCATCGTACTCGATACCTTCGGCGGTTCCGGGTCGACGCTGATAGCCTGTCAGCAAATGGACAGAATTTGTTTTGCGTTGGAGCTCGATCCAAAGTATGCATCCGTAATTGTTCGAAGATACATCGAACTTTGCGGCAGTGATTCTGTATTTTTGCTTAAAGATGATAATAAAGTCCCATATTCAAAGGCTGTGAAATTCAAGGAGGACTGTAGCATTAATGCCATTGTGTAATGTTTACAGTTACCCGGCAATAGTGTCGGTACATTTCTAAATCACATAAACTTGATATTTATGCGGTTTAGAGTGATATATGTAAGTACCAAAAATTAAGGAGGAATTTAAAATGAAAGTAAAATATGATTTGCAAGGAACTCAGCGAAAAAGCCTCGCAAAAGAGATTGCTAAATGGCTATGCCTTAACGTGAAGTATCTAGGAGCTTCGTCTTTTGCATATGAAATTGGTGCTTGCAGACTCGATCCAAGCGGAACTCTTACAATCAATGATGAATCGAATAATTTAGTAATAGAGTCGCTTTTAGAGTATATCGAAAATGAAGGTTATAAACGTATCGACGAGAGGCCGGAGGATGCCGAAAGCAGCAACTTAAAAACGGCTCCCTCAAATGATACGGAGGAAGTCGTAATCCCCGCACAGTGCGAAAACGTGGTGCTTACAGTGGCAATGCCAAGAGAATCATTTACTGACGATGCCCTGCAAAATTTAAACCGTCTGATAGAAGCCAAAGGGACCCTTATCAAAAAAGCACTGGGAGTTGACAGTTTATCGATTGAAGTAGACGAAGAAAAAATTTCTTTTCCATGGTTTTCAGATGTGCAAAAGGCGGAAACAGTCTCAGCGTACACACATTTTATAACTGCTCTATGCGACATGGCAAAGAAGCAAAATCGAGTCACTGCGAAAGAAAAATCTGCTGACAACGAAAAATACACATTCAGATGTTTTCTGCTGAGACTTGGATTCATCGGTTCAGAGTATAAGAAAGAGATAAAAATTTTACTCCGGAATCTCTTAGGATCATCCGCTTTTAAAAATATCACAAACAAGGAGGCATTCTCTGATGAAATTTCCGAGTAGAGACATCGTGAAACGTGTCCGAAAAGAATATCCAGGAGGGACACGAGTAAAGCTTGTAAAAATGGATAACTTGCAAGCTCCGCCCATTGGCACAAAAGGTACTGTTTGAGGTGTGGATGATACTGCAAAAATTGAAAAGTTCGCAATCTTTGTGTATAATTGAAGAAAATAAATCGGGATTTGTAGGGGGGAACACATATCGAGAAGCAACGTTGTTATCGCCTAATCACTTTGTCGCTTATTGGGTTTGTTGCCTTATGGGCAATAGTTACAGATGCCTGGGATATTCACGTTATGTTTTTGGAGATGATGCTTGCAAAACAGGGCATTATATTTATGGTTATATAAATAGATTTATATGGGTAACACCGGCGATGCTATTGATTATTAAGTATAATAACAAGCTGAAATTTAGCAAAAGTGAGTTATTTTCCCGACCTAAATTTAGTAAATCTTTGATTTCAGTTATGATAATTTCACTAATTTACTCAGTCATAAGTATGCTAATAATTCATAAAGGATTTTGGTTTAACAAAGAGATTAACCTTTTATTAGTAATCGTGAAGTTTATCATTGTAGGCTGTGTGGAAGAAATAGTTTTCAGAGGATGGGGATATAATGCTTTGGTGAATGTTATTTCAGGTAAAAAAGCTGTAATTATATCAACATTATGTTTTATTATTTTACATTGGTCTGCTTACTTTATTGGGGTTTATAGATTTGGAACCTTTAATTTTGAGAGAATATTACTGCAGAGCCTTGCAGCACTAGTTTGGGGAATCATTTTCTGCTGGCTACTTAAGAAAGATAAAACCTTATGGAGTCCTATAATTGCACATTCATTTTATGATTTAATGATCACATCCTTGGTGCAACAGTGATAAACTCCAGTTTACCAGATTGAACAATAGAATAATATTCAACAACACCGATTAAAAATAATTGGTGTTTTATTTGTATCATTTCCAAAAGGGTGATTTAAATTCGAAAACTAAAAAAATATATACCGACAAAGTTTGCAAACCCAGACAGCAAATATAATAAAAGAATAGCAGACTCAGTGGTCTGCTTTATTAATTGCTTAAAACACACAAAAGGGCAGTGGTACGGTCAGTCATTTGATTTAATCGATTGGCAAGAGCAAATTGTGCGTGATATTTTTGGGATTTTAAAACCAATGGCTATCGTCAGTTTAATACCGCATATATTGAAATCCCTAAAAAGCAAGGCAAGAGTGAGCTTGCGGCAACAACAGCACTTCTTCTGACTTGTGGAGATTTCGAGCATGGCGGCGAAGTTTACGGTTGTGCTTCGGATCGCCAGCAAATCTCGATAGTTTTTGATGTGGCGGTCGATATGGTGGAGCAATGCTCAGCTCTCAAATCAAAAGAATAAAGTCCGTACTCTCGCAAAAAAGGCTTATTTACAAGCCTCTTAACAGTTTTTATCAAGTCCTGTCCGCAGAAGCCTACACAAAGCATGGACTGAATGTCCACGGAGTAGTTTTTGATGAACTTCACGCACAGCCTAACCGAAATCTCTATGATGTAATGCTTCATGGCTCAGGTGATGCAAGAAGCAACCGCTCTTTTTTCTGATTACTACTGCCGGAACAGACAGAAATTCGGTTTGCTGGGAAGTACACCAAAAAGCTGAGGATATCCTAAAAGGCCGTAAACGTGATCCGACATTCTACCATGTTATTTACGGAGCGCCTGTTGATGCCGACTGGACAAGTGAGGAAGTTTGGAAAGCTGCGAACCCATCGCTCGGAATTACAGTCGATATAGAAAAGCTCAAAAATGCCTGCGAGTCAGCGAGGCAAAACACAGCTGAAGAAAATTTGTTTAGACAGCTTCGTCTTAACCAGTGGGTAAAGCAGTCAGTGCGCTGGATGCCGATGGAAAAATGGGACGCATGCAGCTTTAAATTTAACGAAAGAGACCTCGAAGGAAGAGTCTGCTATGGAGGCTTGGATTTATCTTCAACAACGGATATAAAAGCGTTTGTGCTTGTGTTTCCACCCGAAGATGAAAACGATAAATACTATATCCTTCCTTACTTTTGGATTCCCGAAGATAATTTTGATTTAAGGGTCAGACGCGACCATGTTCCTTATGATATTTGGCAAAGACAAGGGCATCTTCAAACGACTGAGGGTAACGTGGTGCATTATGGCTACATAGAGCAATTTATCGAAGAACTTGGTGAAAAATATAACATTCGTGAGATTGCTTTCGACCGTTGGGGTGCTGTGCAAATGGTTCAAAACCTCGAAGGTATAGGCTTCACAGTTGTTCCGTTCGGGCAGGGATTTAAAGATATGTCTCCGCCCTCAAAAGAACTTATGAAACTAACGCTTGAAGGAAAACTTGCTCACTCGGGACATCTTGTGCTTCGCTGGATGATGGATAATATTTATGTCCGCACTGATCCTGCCGGAAATATCAAGCCGGACAAAGAAAAATCAACGGAGAAAATTGATGGAGCTGTGGCAGTAATCATGGCTCTTGACAGAGCAATCAGAAACCAAAATATAAACACCAACTCAGTTTATAATGAAAGAGGGTTGATTATTATATGAACATTTTTAAGAGACTTTTCCACTCAAGGGATAAACCGAAAGTAAAAAATAGTTTTGAATCGAATATATTTAATTCAATTTTTAGCAGTTCCAGCAGCGGAAAAAGTGCGAGTCAAACGAGTGCTTTGAACGTGACTGCGGTGTATTCCTGCGTTAAGATTTTATCAGAAGCCATAGCCGGACTTCCCCTTCACACATATAAATATAGAAGTAACGGTGGAAAAGAGAAAGCGGTCGACCATCCTCTGTATTTTCTACTCCATGACGAACTTAATCTTGAGATGACTTCATTTGTTTTCAGAGAAACAATGATGAGTCATCTGCTGCTCTGGGGAAATGCTTATGCGCAGATCATTCGAAACGGAAAAGGTGACGTGATAGCCCTATACCCGTTGGCACCGAATCGCATGACAGTCGACAGAGCCTCAAATGGCAGAATTTATTACACATACTCCACAAGCGATGATGACAATCCGAAACTAAAAAGTAAAGGTCAGGTGTATCTGAAGGCCGAAGACGTGCTGCATATTCCGGGGTTAGGATTTGATGGGCTCGTGGGATACTCCCCTATAGCAATGGCACGAAATGCGATAGGAATGGCAATGGCGTGCGAAGAGTACGGAGCAAAATTTTTTGCAAACGGAGCAAGTCCGAGTGGAGTTTTGGAGCATCCGAGCACGATTAAAAATCCGGATAAACTAAGGGAAAGCTGGAACTCACTTTTTAAGGGCAGCAGCAATTCTCATCAAATTGCAGTTTTAGAAGAGGGATTGAAGTACCAGCCGATTAGCATTTCTCCTAATGAAGCACAGTTTTTGGAGACGAGAAAATTTCAAATAAATGAGATTGCCAGAATCTTCCGAATTCCACCGCACATGATCGGAGACCTCGAAAAGTCATCATTTTCCAACATCGAGCAGCAGTCGCTGGAATTCGTAAAATATACACTCGATCCTTGGGTTACAAGATGGGAGCAGTCTATTCATCGGAGATTATTTAAAGACAGCGAAAAAGCTGAATATTTTGTAAAGTTTAATGTTGATGGTCTTCTTCGTGGAGATTATGCAAGCCGAATGAATGGTTATGCTACAGGCCGACAAAACGGATGGCTTAGTTCGAACGACATAAGAGAGCTTGAAAATCTAAATCAAATACCTGACGAGCTTGGCGGCAACCTGTACCTTGTTAACGGAAGCATGACGAAACTTGCGGACGCTGGTGCATTCGCACAAGAAATCAGTACAAAGGAGGAAAATAACGATGAAAAAATCAAAAAACAATAATAAATTTTGGAACTTCGCAGAAACCGCAGAAGAAAGAGTACTATATATCATCGGAGAGATCATTGATGGCGAATATGAATACGGCGAAGATGATAACGAAGAAATAAAATCAACAGCCGATATATTTAGAGATGAGCTTTGTTCAGGATAAGGGAATATCTCGGTTTGGATCAATAGTCCAGACGGCGATATGGTAACCGGCGCTCAAATATATAACTTAATCAAAGATTACAAGGGCAAAGTCACCATAAAAATTGATGGTTTTGCAGCTTCGGCCGCCTCAGTCATAGCGATGGCCGGCGATGAAGTTTTAATGTCACCGGTAAGTCAACTGATGATACATAATCCGTTTTCATGTGCGATTGGAGATTCAAATGAAATGAAACGTGCCGCTGATATGTTAAATGAAGCGAAAGAGTCGATCATCAATGCATATGAGATTAAAACACATCTATCAAGAGCAAAAATAGCGAAAATGATGGATGATGAGAGCTGGATGAACGCAAAAAAAGCCGTAAATTTAGGCTTTGCAGACGGCATTCTTTTTGAAGATGACAAACAAAAACCAGAAAATGTAGAAGAATTTATGTTTAGTAGGGAATCAGCGATTAATGCAGTTATGAACAGAGTAAAAAACACAGAGCAAGAATCGAAAATACCGATAGAGCCGCTATATAGGCGGCTTAATTTATTATATAAGTAAAGGAGACATTTTTATGAATACTATTTTAGAACTTAGAGAAAAACGAACCAAATTATGGGAAAATGCAAAAGATTTTTTGGACAGTAAGAGAAATTCAGATGGTTTTATTTCTTCTGAAGACGCAGCTGTTTATGATAAAATGGAAGTAGATGTCGTAAATTTAGGGAAAGAAATCGACAGACTTGAAAAGCAGTCGGCAATTGATATGGAGCTTAGTAAGCCTATCGGTTCGCCAATTTTAGAGAAACCAACAAATAAAAAAGTTAAGCTTGGCAGAGCAAGCGATAAATACAGAAAAGATTTTTTAAATGTCCTTCGGGGCAAGCCACAGATTTATAACGTGATGCAGGAGTCCATCGATGCAGACGGCGGATTTTTAGTTCCTGAAGAGTTCGAAAATCAGATAGTTACTGCACTTGAGGAAAATAACGTAATCAGGAGCATTGCAAAAACAATCACAACCGCAGCAGAACGCAAGATTCCAATTGCTGCGACTCACAGCGTGGCTCAGTGGACTCCTGAAAATGGTGCATACACGGAGTCAAATCCCACTTTCGGGCAAAAAACTATTGACGCGTTTAAACTTACCGACCTTGTGAAAGTATCAACCGAACTTTTGCAGGACAGTATGTTTAACCTCGAAAGTTATATCTCATCGGAATTTGCGAGGGCTTTTGGAGTAGCTGAGGAGCAAGCATTCTGCACAGGTACAGGTGTAGGTCAGCCGACAGGAATATTTACTGAAAATGGCGGTGAAATTGGCCTTACGCTTACCAGCACAACAAATATAACTTGCGATAACATAATCGAGCTTGTTCATTCGCTTAAGTCCCCGTACCGCAGAAATGCTGTATTTTTAATGAATGATTCCACTATTTCGATGCTTCGTAAACTCAAAGATACAAATGGAGCATATTTGTGGCAGCCATCGCTCCAAGCAGGCCAGCCGGATAGACTTTTAGGCTATCCTTTATACACTTCGCCTTATGTTCCTATAGTGGCGTCAGCTTCGCTTCCCATTGCGTTTGGGGACTTTTCAAATTACTGGATAGCCGACCGCATGGGTAGAAGTGTACAAAGACTTAACGAACTCTATGCCGGCAATGGACAAGTCGGATTTATAGCAACAGAGCGCGTAGACGCGAAGGTTATCCTTTCTGAAGGAATCAAACTTTTAAAAATGGGATAAATTCAATGTGCAGTATACAATTAAAGGATTTGATAATATGGATATGTCAAATTTAATAGAAAAAGTAAAGTCAAATCTTATTCTAAACATTGACAAGGACGATGAACTTATAAAGGAATTTATAAGAGCCTCCGTTTCGTATGCTGAGAGTTATCAGAAAAACTTATTTTTATGAAAAGAATTTTTTTGACACAAGCAGTTATACTTATGCGAATTTGCGTAGCATGGTACATATTTCTGGATACTACATGGGAATACTTGAAAGCGATAAAGATATTTTATTCGTATATTCGGAAAACGGAGTTGATTTTAATGAGGTAAAAGTTTCGGATATTGTTTCTAAAGGGATAACCTCAGCAGTTTTTACATTAGCAAGTGATGACTTTGACGCAAATATTGTAATCTTATACGGAGATACGAAATATACATGCTATTTAAGTGATTTGCGATATGATCGTAAAATTTCATTTATGGATAGATACTTTTCCACGCCTCCTAGTGGAGCTAAAAATCCTAATCAATTACAATATGTGTCAGGAAAATATTACTTAAATGAAGGATATAACTCAAACAGTGATTCATCAGGAGGAATATGGACTTCTACTGACGGTTTAGCGTGGGAAAAAGTATATGACGGAGCATGTGAAACCTTATTGATTAAAGATGAGTCTTTTTGGATGTCTCAACCTTCAAATTCGGTTTCTTCGCCGTCACTCGAGAGAGGAATTTATACTTCAACGGATTTACAAAATTGGACTTGTGTATGGAAACCGATCGACTTTTCTGAGAGTCACGGAGCAGTAGATTTTCAGTATGTAAACAATGAGTTCATATTCACAACTTACTATAATATATATAAATCAACTGATGGTCTAAGTTGGGATAAAGTCGTTCCTTTAGGAGCTGGAAGCTTGCCTAAAAATAATTTGACTTATGATAGCTCTGAAAATCAATGGTTATGGTATTCGTGCTTAGATACTTCAAGTGAAATATATACATCAGACGACTTGTTAAACTGGAAGCTTTTATATTCGCACTCTGCGAAGGTGACTAAAAGTGTAATTTCCATAATTCCAATGCCTAATAAAATAATATTATTTACATCTGATGTCTGTAAATCGTGGCAAGCTTTAATTCACGATCATGCAGATAATTTTTTTATTCCTTTATCTGCTGGAGGAACAGGAGCAAGCAGTAAAGAGCAAGCAAGAAAAAATTTAGAGGTGTATAGTAAGTCTGAAATTGATTCGATGCTACCTCAAAAAACAACTACTTTAATGGTGATACATGTTTCGCCTTCTGGGAACGACTCTTCAGGAAATGGAACAGAAGAAAAACCATATAGAACAATTCAAAAAGCACTTTCGGTAGTTCCTCAGATAATCATATATACTGTAATTATAAGACTTGCTCCTGGAACCTACACAGGAGTGACAATAAGTGGTTTTAGTGGTGAGGGAAGCCTTCAAATTCAAGGAGCTAGTTCTTTAGAAGCTGCTGATGATTATATAATTTCAAGTCGAATAGAAATAGTTTCTAACACAGTATACGAAATATACGTAGTAGGCGTAAAAAATACATATGGAGAAATTGGAACACTCATTCACGGTAATTCCTCATCTGTAAAATTAAAGTATTATAAGTCTTGTCCGGACGTGATGCAATCTTATGGGACAGGTATTACGATAGGTGCGGGAATGACTATAATCTGGAATAGTTATATTGAAAATGCATATATAGGATTACGAGTTGCGTGGGGAGGCAACTGTGTTGTTTATCAACTAGAAGTTGGAGAAACTGCATCAAGCAATATACTAGTAGAGCAGGGCGGGCAAGTAAGATTAATGGATATGCCCGTTTTAAAAATAGGTAATATTTCAAAATCAATGGGCGGAAGTATCATTTATCCAAATGGAACGTTTAATAAAAGTTAAAAAGTGGAGGTAAAAAAGCATGGCAAATATAGGAATGCAGAGCATGAAATATGCCCTTTTAGTAATGGAAGGCGAAGGCGCGGAAACAACATATGAGTCAGCGAAAGAGTTTATAGGAGCAATCAGTGCAAGTATCACACCAAACTCCGCAGAGGCAAGCTTATATGGCGATGACAAACTCATGGAATACTCATCGAGTTTTCAAAACGCAACAGTGTCTCTCTCGGCGGCCGATGACAACGATGCCGTATTTGCAGATTTACTCGGCAGAAAAAAGGAAACGTCAACAGGGAGATATCGCTCGAATATTAACGACGTGGCTCCTTACGTCGGGTTTGGATACATTGTAAGCAAGATGATTAATGGTCAGACAAAATACAGAGCACAGTTTTTCCCTAAAATGAAGTTTAAAGTATTTGTACCGGAAGCATCTACAAAAGGCGAAAACTTGGAGTTTAAGACAATTACGGTCGAAGGCATGACGATGCCTAGTAAGTACGGAGACTGGGAGTCTCACATTGACGTTGACAGCCTAACTGCGGCACAAGAGGAATTAAATAAATATTTCACACAGCCTCTTTCTGACCCGAATACTAAGGGGGATTGATTTAGATGCTAGATAAACTCGAATATTTGGATGATGGCGAAGTAAGATACCCTATGGCTTTTACGCTTAACGTCATGGAAGCTGCGGAAGAAGAATATGGCAGCGTGGAGAGCTGGGCAAAACTTATGGACCAAAAAGAGCCAAGCTATAAAGCATTAAAATTTATGGTTTTACAAATCATAAACGAAGGAATCGACATTGAGAATGAGAAATTAAAAGGCGATAAGAAAAAAGAACCATTAACCTCAAAGCAGGTTGGAAGATTAATCACAAGAGTAGGAATGGACGAAATAGGATTAAAAGTTTTTAAACTAATTAAAGACTCATTACCAGAAGTTGATAAATCAAAAAACGCACGAACCATGAAAAGTCTAAAATAGATTTTTCATGGCTTTTATTTGTAGGCGTGAAGATGCTCGGCTTTTCTGAACGAGAAGTCGGGCATTTTACACTCAAAAAGTGGTTTTTACTTTTTAATCAATATAAAAAATATCATAATTTTAAGGTTTCAGGATGCAAATTTGAAGAACCTCAAACCGACATTAATCCAAGTGGCTGGATTCCATTTTAAATTTAATTAAAGAAGGTGACGCAGTGGCTAAATGTGAAGTAAAAATGCCAGAAGATATATATAAAGCAATCGAAAAATTATCTAAGGATCGAGAAGAAATTTTGACTTCTACATTAGAAACCGGCGGAGAGATCGTTTTAAATGCAGTCAGAAGTAATTTAAACCGAGCAATTAGAAATTCATCAAATCGAAGTACGGGCGAACTTAAAAATTCTCTTGGAATGTCTCCTGTTAAACTGAGTTCAAGGGGTATTTATAATGTAAAAATTGGATTTGCAGAGCCGAGACGTAAGCAGTATGCAGCAAAGAAAAAAAGAAGCTACTATCTGATAACTAACGCATTGATTGCAAACGTCTTAGAGTACGGAAAAACAGGTCAAGCTCCGAGACCATTTATGCGACCGGCAAAGGCAGCGTCTGAAAAAGCTGCTATTTCTGCTATGAAAGCGAAGTTTGATGAAGAAGTTAAGAAACGGGGGCTGAAATAAATGCCGGATATAGGAATCAAAATAGGTCTTGAAGGTGAGAAATCCTTTAATAATGCACTGAAAGACATGAACGCAGGACTAAAGCTCCTAAGCAGCGAAATGAGGGCAGTTTCAAGCCAGTTTTTAGATAATAACAAGTCGGTCGAAGCATACACAGCTAAAAATCAAGTGCTCGGCAAACAAATCGACGCACAGAAAGAAAAAATCGAGAAATTAAAACAGATACTTCAGAAGTCCACAGAGATGTATGGCGAAAACGATAAAAAGACGCAGGCTTGGGCAACAAAACTGAATATCGCAGAAGCAGAACTTAACAAGATGCAAAATCAACTGAAAATTAATAACTCAGAGCTTGGCAAATACAATAGTTTTAGTGAAAAAACCGCATCGTCAGTCGGGAAACTAGACAAAGAGATAGGGACTCTTCAAAACGAGCTTGAAGGTGTGGATAAAAAATATAAAAGTAATAAAAATTCTGCTGAAGCCCTCGGTGAAAAACAAAAAATACTCAGCGATATATTTTCTAAGCAATCTGAGAAGGTTGCAGCTTTAAAGGAAGCTCTTAAAAATTCCGAGAATGCATTTAGTAAAGGAAGTATTGAGACTAAAAAATTCGAGAAAGCCTTAAAAGACGTGGAGCAGGAGTTATCAGGCACTGAGAGAGAACTTAAAAATGTAGAAAACGCAATGCAGAACTCCGGGAATTCATCAAGAACATTTCGAGATATGCTAAAGGCAAACTTATCTGCACAGGCGATAACTGCAGGAATTCGAAAGCTTGGAGAAGCTGTCAAAAGTTTTAAAAACTATATTATGGGTGGCATTGAAAGTGCTGCCGGATTCGGCCGTGAAATGAGTGCGATGTCTGAAAAAACAGGCATTTCAACGTAGGTACTTCAAAAATTCAGTGCAGCCGCAAAAATGACGGAAGTAGACGTAGAAACATTTACAAAATCTTACTCAAAATCCATCAAGTCGATGAGCTCAGTGGATTTCAACGCTAAAAATTTAAGTTCTATGAGCAAAGCATATAAGACCTTAGGCGTTGAGGTTCGTGATTCCAGCGGCAGTTTAAGAGATGTACAGGTAGTCTTTTGGGAAACAATCGATGGTCTAAAAAACATGGAGAATGAAACTGAGAGAAATTCGATAGCACTACAGATTTTTGGAAAATCTGCAATGAGCTAAATCCGATAATCAAGCGTGGCAGCGAGGGTTTTAATGAACTTACAAAAAACATCGCCACATTTGATGACGAAACTATGAATAGTCTGCGTGGCCTTGATATATCTTTTCAGAAATTCAGAGGAGTCATGGATGGAGTAAAACGAAGCATAGGCGTAGCATTTGCTCCAATGATGAAAGGAATTGCTGATGCTGCCGCAAATGCCAGAGGAAAACTTAGAGGATTATTTACTGCAATTGCTAAGGGTGAAAATCAGGAAGCAATAAATCAGAAATTCGAGGAATTCAAAAAATCTATTATTGCACTTTCAGAAAAAATTCGAGAACAGATGCCACTATTTATAGACATCGGAGGAAAGATAATCGGTGCGCTCTGGGAAGGTTTAAAGATTGCATTTGCACCCATACTTCCGCAAATTCTCGGTTGGGGTGCGTTAATTGCTGGAGCAATCATTGGTTGGCAGGCACTGATATCCGGCGCAGTGGCGGCACTTGCGCCTATAATTACGGCCGCATTCTCGGCTATTGGTCCGTTAATCGCTGCTGCAATAGCTGCATGGCCGGTAATGCTTGCAATAGCACTTTCGGAAATCGTAGCATTTTTAGCAGTTAAATTCTGGCCACAAATCAAAGAATGGGCAACGGGGCTTTGGAATAATATAACCACATTTTTTAGTGAGCATTGGCAGGGTATGCTTTTATGGATTGTGTCGTGGCCTTCGGCTTTAATCAAAACGCTCAACGATACCGGAGTATGGACAAAAATCGGTCAGTGGCTGGGAGGTATTTGGGACGGAATAAAGAAATGGTTCTCTGACTTAGGAAAAAAGACATCGCAGTGGTCAGCGAACGTTTGGGAGTCGTTTGTACAGTTTCTAGCCGAGCTTCCTGAGAAAATCGGGTACTGGCTTGGATTTGCAATAGGTTCGATTATAAAATTCTTTAATGATTCAAAAGATGCGTTTGTAAAATTCATAAAGGATGCATGGAGCTTTGTAACAGTTGACATTCCGCGAATAATAACAGAAATAATAGACTGGTTTTCAAAATTACCGGGGAAAATTTCTGAATGGCTAAAAAATACATTTATAAAAATTCAAAACTTCGGTAAAGAGACAGGAGAAAAGGCTAAAGAAACTGGGCGGACGTTTCTTCAAAACATAACTGAATTTTTTAAGGAACTGCCCGGAAAAATCGGGAAATGGCTCTCGCTTGCGATAGAAAAAGTTAAAAGCTGGGTGACCGACATGGCCGAAAAAGCACGAGAAATGGGAAATCGAATGTATGAAAATATAGTAAAAACACTGCAGGAACTGCCCAGAAAGATTTATCAAATTGGAAAGAATATCATCGAGGGAATTTGGAAAGGAATATCTGATATGACAGGCTGGATATCACAAAAAATACGAGGCTTTTGCGATAATTTCACAAGAGGATTTAAGCAATCGCTTGGTATATCCTCTCCGTCGAGGTTATTTAAAGAGCAAATCGGAAAAAATCTCGCTCTTGGTATCGGAGAGGGATTTAGAGGCGAAATGGTGAATATCGTACAGAATATGAAATCTACGATTCCAACAGATTTTGACCTTGATTTAAATCATACCGTTCACAGCACAATTCCTCAAACTTCCTCCCCTAACAGACGAGAATGGACTGCAATTGAGGATGCTGATTTTCTTATCTCAGCGTTTCAGTCGGCACTCTCAGGCATGGCATTTCAAATAGATGGTGACAAAATGGGCGAAATGGTCATAAGCAAAGTTGAAAGAGTGGTGTTCGCATGAACAATTATATTATTTGGAAAGGGCAAGATTCTCGAAACTTAAAAGGATTACTTATTTCAGGACTTTCCCATATCGTACGGCCTGCAATGAGAATGCAAGTGGTGGAAATAGAAGGTCGAGACGGGGACGCCAGCGAAGACATTGGTTATGACGCGTACGATAAACTTGTAAAAATTGGACTTTATGATAATTATGACGTCGATAGAATTTCGCATTTCTTTTCAGGGTCAGGAAAAGTTACATTTTCAAACGAACTTGATAAATACTACGAGGCGAAAATTATCGAACAAATCGATTTTGAAAGGTTAGTAAATTTTAGAACTGCAGTAGTAAAATATCATACACAGCCATTCAAGTATTTAGTGGATGAACCGCCTGCTGAGACGGAAATTACCGATGAAATCAAAGGAATTAAAGTAGTAAATATAGGATTTGAGGAGTCAAAGCCAATCATGACTTTAACAGGTAAAGACACAGTCGAGATCTCGGTAAACGGTCATGCACAGTTTCAAATAGATATTGATTATGGCTATGTTACAGTAAATTCCCGACTTCAGGAATGCTATAAAGACGACTTATATAACCTTAAAAATCATAAGATGGGTGGCGAATTTCCCATTTTGCAGCCGGGTGAAAACACTATTGTTTGGACAGGTAATCTTACAAAGATAAAAGTAGAGCCGGAGAGTAGGTGGCTATGAGTTAATGTACAATTTACAATGAAGGCATGTCGTCAATGGCGGCTTTTTAAATGTCACGAAGTGACGAATCCTTTAATTGTACGTTGTAAATTATTAATTGTTTTTTCCAAAAAGATCGCTGTGTGAACCTGTTCTTTGCAAAGTAATTAATGAAACTTCTTTCTCAACTTTATATATTAAAACCCAGTCAGGCTCAATATGGCAATCTCTATATCCTTTATAGTTCCCTTGAAGTGGATGATCTTTATATTTTTGAGGTAATGGGGTTTCGCTGCAAATCAGTTTTAAAACCTCTATAAAAGCATTTTCATCTAAACCTTGTTTAATTATCCGTTTATAATCTTTTTTAAATTGTGTGGTCCTTCTGATTTTAAGCATGCAAATTCTCCATAAGTTCATCTATACTTTCAAAGGTTTCACTTAAGTTAACACCTTTTTCAGTGTCTTCAATGGACTTTAAAGTTTCTTCATTTGGAGTGTGTAAATGCAAATCTAATGGTACGCCTTGTTCCCTAATTGCTTGAATTAAAAACATATTTATAGCTGTGCTTAGGTCAAGACCAAATTTAGCAAAAAGTTTTTTAGCGTCAGATTTTACTTGTTCGTTTACTCTAATATTTATTGTAGACATTTTAATTCCCCCCTCTATAATTTATATTCCCATTTTACTATATTGTATTCACAATGTCAAGACGATGTGATTTTTTTACAGAAGAAGGGAGCGAATATTGTGATAAGTATATATGCACCAAACGAAACATCATTTGCAAGCAACGGAATTAAGATTTTAAAACCACTTAAAGCCTTGATTTTTAAAGAAGACAACGGAGAGTATTATCTAGATTTGAAAGACAGCATCGACCATTTTGAGTATTATCAAAGTGGAAATATCATAAGAGTGCCGACGCCTTGGGGGAAAACAGTGCTTCAGGATTAAAAACGTGTCGGTTCAAAACAATAAAGTTGAGGTTCGGGCTCATCATCTGTTTTATGACGCGGAAAATTATATCATTGCAGACTCTTATGTCGTGGAACGGAACTGCAACGACGCTCTCGACCACTTAAACACAGCGACTGACAACTCCTCCCCTTTTACCACTATTTCTGATGTTCCAAGCGTTCACAATTATCGGTGCGTTCGAAAATCTCTCGCGGAAGCAGTAAAAGACGTACTCTCGCGCTGGGGTGGACATTTAGTAAGAGATAACTGGAAAATCGAAGTCCGGCAGACCATCGGGAAAGATCGAGGACTAAATTTAGTGTATGGCAAAAATATAGTACATATCAAAGCTGAAGAGGATTGGAGTAATGTCTGCACGAAGATTATGCCCGTTGGAAGAGACGGATTGCTCCTTCCTGAAACGTGGCTTACATATCGAGAAGATTTGTATGATATTCCGTACACAAAAGTCGTAAGTTTCGACCAAAGCAATATTAATCCCGAAGATTATGAAAATGCAGAACAAAAAGTAGACGAAGCGAAGTACAAAGAAGCGTTGATAAACGATTTAAGAGTTAAAGCGAACAATTATTTAAATGAAAACTGTGTGCCGAAGGCGGATTATATACTTAGTGAATACTTGAAAGATATTTCGGACATTGGTGATGTAATCTATGTGAAGCATCCGAAGTGTAAACTGGATCTCGTGACGAGGGTAATATCGCTCGAATTTGACGTGATTTTGCAAAGAATTACAAAGCTGGAGTTTGGTAACTTTAAGTCAGGAAAGCTCGGCAATTTAATAGAAACTTTTGATAAAAAAATCACAGAGAGCGTGAATAAGAAAGTCGATGATAGTACTGCAAACCCGCGAAGAGAGCTAACTGAAGCTACAGATGTCCTGAGGGATAAACTTGGTAACAGCTATGTGGTGTATGAAGGCGATAAAATTTTAGTTTTAGATCGGCTGCCGAAAGAAGAAGCACGGAACGTCATCAGGATAAACAGCGGTGGCATAGGATTTTCGCAGACAGGTATAAACGGAACTTTTAACAGTGCTTGGACCATTGACGGAACACTCGATATGCAGAAAATAAATGTAATAAATCTTGTGTGCGACTTTATAAAAGGTGGCACGCTTCGCCTCGGAAGCAACATGAATAGCTCAGGGCTCATGGAGCTTTACAATGGAGCAAATACACTCATTTGTCAGATCGATAAAGATGGAATTACAATGTTCTGCCATGACGGAAGAACTGTGAAAATAAATGCCGAAGACGGATTTGTAGGGTATGCCGCCAATAAAGATAAAATCTATTGGATAAGTGAAAGTAACTTTCACATGAAAAAATCAGTAGTAGAAGATGAGATAACAATTGCACAAGGACTTCGATTTATTCCGATAAATACGGATACAAATCATGGTATTGGAATTGTAGCTATGGTTTAGGAGGGATTTTATTTGCCTACATCTCAAAACTTTAACACATCAAACAAACATATAAAATATAGAATCGAAGTGACAGTCAATAGTCAGAGCATTGTTCTCAACTCTTCAAATATCACAGTCAGAGTGTGGTTTTTCAGAACAAATCAGGGATACGCCACATACGGAACAGGTACGTGTCACTGCACTATTAATGGCAAAAGTTATTTTCAAGCAGTTATAGCTAGTCAAAGAATAACTAGCTCACCGATAGCTCTGTTTACAAAAACTGTGGATGTTTCGCACGACAATGATGGCAGCAAATCCGTTTGGGTAAGTGCATATATTAGTCACAATGCACCTTTAAGTTCAAAAGATCAAGGATTTAATGCAGAACTTCCGAAAATTCCAAGAGCCGCACAGTTTACCGGAGCAGACGATTTTAATGATGAACAAAATCCGAAAATTTATTTTAATAATCCGGCCGGATTTAGATTGCAACTCAAGATAGAAGCCGACGGCGACGACTATTTAATTGTAAGAGATAACTTGGTGAGTCCAAGTAGTCCATACACATTTAATCTTACTGAAGAAGAAAGAAATAAGCTCCGAGCCTTGTGTCCGAACTCAAATAAGCTGATGGTTAGATTTACAGTCGCAACATATATGCCAGGATTAAAAAGTCCGAGCAACCACAGCTATGACGATCGTACAATGACAATAGTAAATGCAAATCCTACATTTACCACCTCTCAGCTTAAGTATCAAGATACAAATCCCAAATCTTTAACAGTTACGAATAATAATCAGTTAATTGTTAGAAATCAATCGGAACTTGGCGTTTCATTTACACCAGCCACAGCGAGAAAATCTGCATCTATATCAAAATATCAGATAATTTGGAATGAAACCGTGTATGACAAGTATTCTGCTCAGTTATATAACTTAGGAACTATAGACTCATCTTCAAATTTGAAATTACAAGTCAAAGCGATAGATTCTCGTGGCAACAGTTGGGCTGTTTCTAAAAACATTCAAATACTCGATTGGGCATTACCTTTAATAGATTTAAGCGCTTGTAGAATAAACAACTATGAAGACCAGATTAAACTAAAAGCCACTGTCAATATTTCGAGTATTAAAAATTTAAATACCGTCGAAGTTTTACAGTACCGAGCAAAAAAGGCATCTGACTCTGCATGGAGTCCTTGGACAAATTTTCAGAATAAAATCGAAACCATAGTTAGTCTTAATAAGCTATTTGCTTGGTATTTAGAAGTTAAAGCTACAGATAAATTCGGAAGTTCATTTCAAAGCTTAACTATTCCTAAAGGTATACCAATTATGTTTTTTGATACCAAAAGGCTCTCTGTAGGGATTAATTGCTTTCCAGAAAAAATGAGTCCTTTGAAATATCGGGGAAAACAATCTTTGACATGGTATATCCAGTAGGATCGATTTATTTTTCTATAAATAACACAAATCCTAAAGACTTATTTGGAGGGGCGTGGGAACAAATACAAGCCTTTATCCATCTGTTTTTATTTAGAAACGCACAGCTTAGAAATTATATAAAATAAAGGAGTTTTTTAAATGAGTAAAAAAATATATTTAAGTCCGAGTATGCAAGGAAGCAACAAGTATGCGTATGGAAATACGAACGAGATGGAACAGTGCAATAAAATCGCAGAATATACAAAAACAGCCCTTGAAAGGTGTGGATTTAAGGTCAAAAAAGCACCAAAAGGGCAGTCTATACAGCAGAGTATCAAGGAGAGTAATGCATGGAGTTCTAATTTACATATTCCAATACACACAAATGCTTTTAATGGCAAGACTCTCGGCGGTACGCTTGTGATGATTTATTCGATAGAAGATAAAAATAAAAGAGCTGGTCAGTCACTTTTAGATGCGGTGGCACCTGTATCTCCAGGCCCTGACTATACTTTAAGATTTAACCCATCACTTGCGGAGCTTAATTCAACGAAGGCAGTCGCTGTGTATGTAGAGGTTGAGTTTCACGATACTGCGGACGGTGCGAAGTGGATAATAGAGAACACGAAAATCATCGGAGAAGCAATCTGTAAAGGCGTATGCAGTTACTTTGGAGTCTCTTACAAATCGGGTTCAACCGCACCTTCGGGGGAAACTTTACAGAGTGCAAGTTGGTGCATTTAAAGAGAAATCTAATGCCGAAAGTTGTCTGCAAAGGGCGAGGAAATCTGGCTTTTCAGACGCATTCATAGTGGAGGTGTAGAGTGATGGAAGATGTTTCAAAAATAGCAATAACTGCGATGCTGGTAGAAGGAGTCATTACTTACATCAATGAATTTTTTGTATCGGGGCTTGCTCCTTGGCAGATGATTTTAAGTTTAGTTTTAGGGATAGTTATCGCTGTAGCATATAAATTTGATTTGCCGAAGTATCTAAAAATGGAGTCGCAAATCCCATACGTCGGCTGTATTTTAACAGGAATACTCATCTCACGAGGGTCCAATTACCTTTATGACTTAATTAGTACGTTAACTTCTGGTAAATTAATTAATACATTTTAAAGGCAAGACGGAATTTTATCCGACTTGCTTTTATTTTTGGAGGAAAGTAATGAACGAAGATTTGAAAAGTAAGGTTTTTACCTTAAAAAACAAAGGATTAAGTTATTCAAAGGTTGCGGAAAAAACGAGTTTATCAATAAATACAATCAAATCTTTATTCAGAAGGCAAGACTCAAAAGACAAAGAAAAATATTCAGTATGCAAAAATTGTGGAAAACAAATCAACGAATTATCAGGTAGCAGAGTAAAGAAGTTTTGCTCTGACTCATGTAGATTCAAATGGTGGAACAAAAATGCACTCAAAAGCAGGAAACATTTAAAAATAATCAGATGCAAAAACTGCGGCGAAAAATTTAAAAGCTACGACAACAAAGCTCGACAATACTGCTGTCATGAATGCTACATAACTCGTAGATTTAGAAATAATAAGGAGTGTATTTTTTGAAAAGCGAGAGATTTAAGCAGGAAAAAGAATATCAGGCACGCATGAGCGTGATTAGATCAGCTTTAAAATCAGGTCTAATTACGAAGAAAGATTACGATAAAATTGATACAATATTTATAAAAAAATACGGGTCTACATTCGGCGGATTATATCACTAAAATGGCTTGATACAAAGTTTTTTAAGAGTTAATATGTCGTACGACTAAAACCAAAGGAGGTGAAAAAATGCAAAGGGAGATTATAAAATTGGCACCTTTTATCAAAAAGTTACCGAAGCTTTTAAAAGTTGCGGCATATGCGAGGGTATCGAGTGGTAAGGATGCGATGCTTCATTCTTTGTCGGCACAAATCAGCTATTATAGTAAACTGATACAAGAAAATCCGAAGTGGAAGTATGCCGGAGTGTATGCCGACGAAGCAAAAAAAGGTACAAAAGACAACAGAGCCGAGTTTCAAAGGTTGCTATGTGACTGCCGAGAAGGTAAAATTGATCTAATAATTACGAAGTCCATATCACGGTTT